CAGGATTAATTAAACCAGGAAATATGCAAGATTCTTATAATGCTTATGATGATTTATGGAAACAATGGTTTAATCAAAATCCTGATATATATGCACAAGCTGTTGCTAAAAGAAAAGAAGGATATACATTTATAGATACATTTGGTAAAAAAGGTAATGTTAGACAAGACGAAACAATAATGCGTATTATTGATAGTGATTGGAAACCTGGTGGTTCTCTTGGTGCAGCTAAGTTAAATGACCCTAATGTATTTCCAGAAAAAATAGAAGAATATGACCCTAATGTACATGGTGAGTTTAAAGAAAAAGTATTAGATAAATTTAATGCACAAGAACAAAAATTTTTAGATTATTACAACAATCATGATGTAATTAAAACATCTGGATTAAATGGTGAAAGTGTTTTATTAGGTATTGTTAAAGCATTTGGATATGATGCATTTGAAAAATATAATTCTTTAAGTGGTTGGAATCCTGTTAAATGGACTGGTAAATTTAGTAAATTTTTATTTAAAGGTATGATTTCAGTTTTAGACCCAGTAGGTGAAGGAATAGAAACAGCTGTAAAAATAGGTACAAAAACAGGTGCTATTAAAGATGGTACTAAATTATCAAGATTAGGTGGTGTTGCTAGTAATTGGAAATATGAATTAAAAAATCAAGCTATATGGCAAGGAACTGCAGCTATGCTTGGAATTGTTGATAATGCTGCAGATGCTTTAAATAGTGTATTAGATGAATATGGTTTATTACCAGAGTTTGTAAAAGAACGTATTGATGTAGTACCTTATGAAGATTTAAATAAACATTTAGCACATCAATCTAGATATTGGCAAAGTGCTGGGTGGCAAGGTTCTAAGTTAACATCTTTATGGTATAACTTAGATACTATGTTGCCTTCTAGAATGACAGGAAATACTCCACATAATTGGGCAATACAAAAATTTGTAGGAACTATGCTACCAGAAAGATTTGAACTTGAAGCAGATGAACAAGATTATTGGGACATAATTACAGGTCAAAGAGAATTTAAACAAAATACACAAGATGGTTTTTTTGGTTGGTGGAAAAATGAAATAGAACAAACAGGACAATTAGAACAACCTAGTTATTTTGCACAAGTAAATAATCCTGATTTAAATGTATATAATGCTAATAGTCATGTAGATACATGGAATAAACTAAATCAAATTAAAGATAGATTTGGGCCTGGTATAATGGATATGGCAGGGTATGATATAAACATGTATAATAACTTAGTAACTGGAGATGAATAATGGCTTTAGACAAAACTAAATTACCTCCTGGAGCAGTAATAATTATTGTTGGTCCACAATCATTAGAAGAATTAGAAAAATCATTAGATACACAAGTTGGAGGAGGAGCTACTTATAATGATAAAGCAATTGCAAGTTTAAAAAATTTTACATTTAAAATAATAGTTCCTACAGAAAATGGGGATTTACTAGCATTTAATACTGCAGAAGATTATACAGAAGTTCTTGATTATACAGGTGGTAACTTAGTTGAATATATAAACGATATGGTAAGTTCTGAAACAGCTCATTATTTAACACCAGATGAATATGATAGTATGTATTTACAATCACCTGATTGGATAGAAATACCACAAAACTTTTTTGATACAAGAATAGGTCAGCTAACAGCTGAAGAATATGCATTAATGGAAGATAGTGATTTTACTATTGCAGACCAGATAGATATAGCAATGAATAGTTTTAATACACTATATGGAGGAACAACTAAATTTAATTCTCCAACTTATAAAAGGAAATGGCAAGAAGGATATTTAATATTTCAAGACGTAGATATGGCAAATATGTATGTATCTACAAGTCCTGTTATGAAAACAGTATTATCAGAATTAGGTAAAACACAAGCAGAAGTTACTGCAATGGATTTTTACGATGCAAATGAAGCACAGTATTCATTAGATTTATCTGCACAAAAATCTACTTTGTATGATATTTTACCTACTGGTGCAAATGTAGATGACAAAACTATGGAGTGGATAGCAAACAAAATTGTTATGGGTACATGGACTGATAGCTATGCAAGAAGTCAAATTTTTAAATTAACAGATAAATATAGAGATACTGAATTAGATAAAGATTTACAATCTTTTGTATCTAACTCTAAGATAGACCAAACTACAACTGGTGAAAAAGAAGTAACACAAACTATTGAAGATTGGTTACCTCCGTCAGCTAGACAAGATTATCTAGATGATATTGCAATGCATGCTGGTAAATACAGACAAGATGCTTCTTATTTAGAAGATTTAGAAAATGAATTAAAAACTACAAGATATGCTTTATATCCACAATACGATAAAGATACTAAATGGAGTGTTATAGATAGAATTACTAAGAACACTATTAAAAATAAATGGGATATGGAAATAGACCCTAATGGACAATATAGTTATGTTTACAATAAAGTAGCAGCTTTAAATGATGTAAATGAAGCTAATAAGTATTTAGTACAAGAAGGTTTGTCTAATAATATATCAGGAGTTGTTAATGATTTTGCAAAAGATATGATAAGTTCTTTTGGTGGAAGTATTATTAGAAGTCAAAATTTCTTAGAGCCGTCAACACAAAGGATTAGATAATGGCATTTTATGATATATTAGGTAGACCAGTTCCTGGAGCAACAGAAGCAGATGCTGATAAAGGTATATTTAAAGCTCAACCAGGAGAAACTGAAGGTTTAAATCCAGGTGATTTAATTAACCCAGGCCAAGATGCAAATGGAAATATGGGTGTTGTTAGAGCATACACCGGTGCTAATTCTACTGAAGGAACAGATGGTTCAAGTGGTGTAGATTATCAATATGCTTTGTCAATTGCTAACACATTGTATGGCTTTTTACCTGAAGCAATAGTTAAAAAGTATGCTGAAGGATATGCAGAGTATGGTGGGGATAAAGATTTAGCATTATCTTTTACAAGACAATCTGATGAATACAAAAAAGAATTTAGTTGGTTATTTAATGACGATGGTATAACTCTTAAAATGTCAGAAGTAGAAGCTATAGGAGTTAAAGAAAGTTTTAAAAATACTTTAAGAGAAATAGGTATAGAAGATTTTTCTGATTTTGAAGATGAATTTAATGAAATGGTTGGTGATGTTGCACCTTCAGAATTTCAACAAAGAATTGATACAGTTTATGCTGCTGTTAATAATCGTATACCAGAAGTTAAAAACTTATTAGCTGATTATTTAGGTGTAGAGTATGATGACGCAACAATATTTGCATCATTAATTAATCCTAAGATAGAAGATAAAGTATTAAACGGAGCTATAGATACAATTACAATAGGTGCAGAAGCAGCAAGTAGAGGTTTTTCATATTCATTTGGAAGATTTAATGCCCTTAAACAACAAGGTATGGATTTAAAAATGGCTAGACAATTGTATGAACAAGCTGGTGGAATAATAAGTATGGCTAATACAATAGGTAGAGATTTAGATATTACAACATTAGAAGACGCAGCTTTAGGAGATACAGAAGCAACTAAAAGAGTTACT